ATTTTCAGCCGCAACAGCGGCCTCATCAGTTGGGTTTGATCTGTAAAATTTTTCTGCTTCAACTAGGTTTGTTTTTGCTTGTTTGCTTGCATTAAATAATCGAAGAATATTATCTTGAACGCTTTGGGGTATATTTCTTTTTGCTGCTTCCGCTGCTTTTGATATGGTTGCCAAATACCCAGCAGGCGTATTTATGTACTCGCGCACATTCCTCAAGGAAACGCCAGCCAATGATGCTGCTTTAGTAAATTCATCCCAATTGATTGCGGCAGATGCTGGGTCTGCGTCAATCTGCCTTGCGGCTAGTATTGCATTTGCCCCCGCCCTTTCAGCATCATCATACGCAGATGAAGTAATGCTTCTTCTTGCAATTGCATTTAGTTCATCATCTGCAAGTTCTTCAAGATTGCTTTTAATAGCTCCAAGTGGAACATTCGCTCTTACTGTGCTTGGCTGAAGCGCAACCTCTGCCCTGAATGGTTCTGGTGCTTTTTCAGATTTCAAAACCCGTTCAGCAGTTCTTGCAATTTTAGATCCTTCTGGAACTTCTGGCATCTTAAACTCTGGACGTACTGTGCCGGACTCAAATCCAGCCTCGCCAACTACACCTGGGCGGATTGGTTGCTGGCCTTCAATAGCACCGATAACTTCTGATGGTTGTGGCCTTGCCTGCGCAGGAAGATTAATTTTTGGCGGAAACAATTGTTGTAGTTTGTCAATACTTTTTGTAGGCCCAGCAAGCCCTGTTCCGACAACCATTGGTGTAGCAATCTCAAGAGACTTTGTTGTTATTGGGAACATAGCAATATCTGCTTCACGCATTCTTTGGTAGTCTGCATAACCCTTCTCACCGGCTAAGATTATTGCAAGTCCGGCTTGCCCCATTTCGCCTGCCTTATATCCAGCGGCTCCACCAACAAGACCACCAGCAATAACACCTGCTGGTCCACCAACTGTTCCAGCGGCTGCGCCAACCAGAGCACCTCCGACAGCAGCCGCACTAGGTATAATTTGTTCTCCAACTGACCTTAATGATGCACCTAAAAGCGTTGGAGGTTTTTCCTCAATACGAACAACCCGCCCATCCTTAGCCTTCCCAACGGCAAATCCAACTCCCTTCTCTTTGTCAAATCCAGAAGAGACAGTAAGAACGCCTTCATCCATTGCCTTCCTAACGGCTGGCAATGCTGCTGGCTGTATCATTCCTTTTTGAATTGCTTCCTCTGTCGGAAGGTATCCTGCGGATATAGACCCATCTGGCCTTGTCTCTGGAGGCATTGCCTCAAGTGCATCAGTTGCTTTGAGCATTGCATCCTCTTGAGACATGCCAGACTCAAGATTTTTATTGAACTCGGTGGTGAGCAGGTTTGCTCGCTCTGGAGCATAGACATCAAGTGGATTGCCACCTTGCGAAACATAGTCTCGCTTGATTTGGGATAGGTACTGTTTGTCTGGTTCGATTACTTCAAATGATTCTGAAGGAGTTGGCTGGGCATTTTCTGGCTCAATAACATCATAGCCAGCATCCTGCTGATCTGCTTTTACCTCTGGCTCAATAATGTCAAACCCCAAGTCGGGACTTGCCATTGTGTTATTTTATCCTTACTTTTCCGACCCCTGGAATATAAACAATATCCCCAGCCTTTGCCCCGCCTTGAATTGCATCATCTCTTGATTTATAGGTAGGAACTGCTTGCTGTGCTTGCGGTTGGGCAGATGGTTGTGCTTGTGGTTGTACTGCCTGTTGCTGTGGCGCAGGTTTTGTTACGGATGGAACTCCATAGTTTTGTGGCATTTGAGTATCTTTTAATGCCTGCATCTGAATACCGGCAGCATTACGCTTTTGCTCTGTCTGCAATATTTTACTTTCAACATCTTTTACTTGCTCTGCGTATGGTTTCCCAAATAATGCTCCTGGCAACCAATCTGGTCCAGGCTTTATATTCCCACCAGATTGAGAAGCTTGAATATCCCTTTTCTTTTGAAGATTTGTTTCAAGCTCAACCTCGGCCTTTGCCATGTCTGCTTGATGCTTCGTAAACTTTCTTGATTGCTCAAGCTCCCAATCAACTTGACGTTGTTTTGCCCATTGCATTTTCTGTTCTGGTGGCAATGCCTTAAATGGTATTTGCTCTCCATTTACATCAATCTTGAAATCTTCAAATGGCAAAACTTGATTTGACCTTATTACATCTTTTTCTTGTTGATTCTGCATGTATGCGTTCAACTGAGCATTCTGGAGTTGTTCGGCAGTTGCAGCCCTACGCAATGCGTCTTGATCCCCAAAAGTTTGAGGAAACATAGCCGCTAAATCCATTGTAATTTTACCCATAAATCTCCTTAAATACTTATGTTTGGTATAAGCGAACCAATTCCAGAAGCAATAGCACCAAACTGTTGCGCGCCTGTCGGCTGCCTAGATATTGCACCAATGTAATTCCCATAAGTATTAGCCTGATAATCCGCCAACGTATTATAAATCCCAGCCGCATTCTGCGCGCCCATAAACCCAGCGTTAGGATTGACGTACGAATACGGACTAGCGGCTGAAGGAGTGGCTTGAAATCCTCCAGAAGATTGAGGAGCAGAGGCCGCCAGGTAGTTGTTAAGCATAGCCTGCTGTGTGCCAAGACGCTGTGATGCCATGTTGTATGCTGTAGGACCGCTTGCAATAAAACCTTGAGCCGCTCCCAAGCGTGATTGAGTAAGTGCTTCACGCAAGCCAACATCACGCGCCAACGCGTCTGACATGGTCTGGCCGGACGACAAGAACCCCTGGGCTGCGCCAAGACGCGCAGCAAGCCGTTGCTCTCCAGCCGCTCCTGTCGTAACCGCCTCCTCGACCGCAGGCGCAACACCAAAGATGTTGCCACGGGCGGTCTGGGCGGCGCGGGCTGCCTGCTGGTACTGCCTCTGCTCTTCCGCACCAAGCTGTGAGCCAAGAGCAACTTGACCGGCAATACGCTGCTCAACATCGCGGCGGAATGCTTCGGTTTCTGGGCTGGTGGTAGGAGCGAGAGGCTTGGTTAGATTTTCTTTATATTGGGCAGTTAGGGCAGAAATCATGTCCCCAATGTTAGGATCAATCTGCCTAATCTGCTGGAGAGTGCGCTCTTCAGGAAGCTGGAGCGATTCCCTGAACTGCGAGATTGCGCCAGCAGCCTGTGTACCGCTTACTGGCTGGTAATTGTCGTAAAGATTCTTGGCTTGAAGTGTATCTTTTTGGGCTGTCGTAAGCTGAGTTTTTAAGCTATCAATCGTTTTTTGGGTATCCGTGCGCCGCCTGTCTCCAGCCGGAAGGTCTGATAAGAATGAGTTTGCCTGGTCAATCTGGCTTTGCAGGTCGGTGACTACTGCAGTCCCAGTGTCGTAAAGGCTCTTATATTTGTTCTTATTAGCCGTGTTGATGTCATTGAGAATCTGGTCATCGGTTACATTGATGTTTAGCTTTCCAGCAAGCCCACCGGTTCCAAAAATTTTTCCAGAAGAAAGCTCAGAAAGACCAGTTTCAATTCCCTTTATCTTTTCCGTGGGGATTGTACCAACACCGGCAAACACGTCTGACAATCCAAAGCGTGAAAGTGATTCAGAAATTTTAGGAGCAACTTGTGTGGCCGTGGTTTCAATTCTTCTTAGTGCATCCTGCTCAACAAATAACTTCCCACGCTCTGATTCAAGTTCTTTTCCAGACAGCCCAAGACTCTTGCCTGACGCGTCCTTGTTCTGAGAGCGCAACAACTGCGCTTCAACTGTTTTCCTTTGATTACTGATCGCATCAATCGCATCAGTTGAATCGGAGATATTGGTGATGAGTTGCTTGGCTGAAAGGCTTAAATCCTTGGAATCAAAATCACGAACCACGCGCGCGGCTGCTTTTAATGAAGCTTTATCATTGTCATTAAGATTTGTTATTCCAACCTTCTGCGCCTGATCGAGAAGAGTGGAATAATTTTGAACCGCCTTGGTAAAGCTGGTAGCTTCTGGAGGCGTAAAAAGCTTTGGCTGGTCGAATGTATATTTATCAAAAGCAGATCCTATATCATAAAAATTTCCCTTAGAATATGCTTTTGGATCAAGTTTATATACATTTCTAATTAAATCTTCTTGAGCGCGTTTTTCATCAAAAGCTTGATATTTTCCGTACGATTTTCCACCACTTGCTGTATATACATATTTATCTAAATTTGTAAGACCAAGCGCGCCGTATGCTTTTTTCCCTTTATCTGCATCTATATCCATTTGCAGGTCGCTTGTTTTGGGTGCACCATTATATGCCAGACCTGCCAAAACTTGAATATATGACAATGCCATCTTAACTTACCCCAGTTCTTGGCAATCCAGAAAGATAATCAACTTGTGATGCGCCCTGTGATTGCTGAACTTCAGGCGGAACAAATCCCATCGGAGATTGGCCATAAAGACGCGCAAACTGCAATGCAGCCTGCTGGCCTAGTCCTTGTTGAGTCGCAAAAGCATTAGGAGACATTTCAAATTGCCTACGCATGGCCTCAATCGAGCGTTGTGGTCCTAATTCGCGCTCAACTTGTAGTGCTGCTTGTGATGATTTCTGCAAATCCAATGCTGACATCTGGCGTTCCAATTCACGCTGGCGGGGAGCATATTTCTCACGAAGACTTTGTTCCAACGCTGCAATCCCAGGTTGTTTTTGAATGTATGTTTCCAATGAAGATTTGTAAAACAATTCATTCGCCTTGGCCGCCTCATTTGGATCGGGAGGTGGAGGTGGGGATGGAATTTTAGGACCGCCACCCATTAGAGTAGTACCTTTCGCATAAACTTCATATAATCGTATTTTTTCCTTATTCCGTTCCGGTTAAAGATTAGGCTCCTGCGGGGGCCAAGTTCATCCCAAAGGATAGACAGCAGGCATTTCATAGCCATACGACTACGAGCCGTAGATGTACCATCAATTGATGTGACAGTCAAGTCAACAAAAGCATCTGGAGCGTTGTAGTCATGTTTATAATGGGCAACATCTTGTGATGCATCAACAGCCCTGGCAATAGCTACTCCTGTAACTTCATCTCCATCCTTTACCACGCCTACAAGGTTATTGCTCTGGTACCAAGAAAACCATTCCTTAAAATTGGGCCACCTAGTCTCAGGCACGCCAGAAGCCTCCACATATTCAATAGCCGTCATATATTCTTTTGAACCTCTATGGTGTCAGGATTGGCCGCAACCATGATTTGACGGATAGAAAGCTTTCTTGCCGGTGCCTCCATCTTGAATTTGATGTTGCGCCATTTCTGATAAGAACGCAAGCTGTCAGCGCGGAAGTTGTAAGTTTGGGCCGAAAGCGTAGCTGGCAGCGTGAATGGCAAGGTTAATCCTCCAAGGGTTGAGGTATCCACCGATGTCCCAATAGTGACATATTGAGAATCGGTTTCCCGCTTCATGCTTATCGTGCATCCAGTAGCCGTGGAATAATAATACTCCATCTCATAATGCGACCCGTATTTCTTTGAAATCTTATCGTCAAAATCGTAAGCTTTGGTCACAGCGTAAGACGTATAAGAAGTGCCATAATCCTTGAACTCTGTATTGCCATCACCCTGCAAGTCTGGGTCAAGGTAATCGTAAAGATGGCCAACCTGTCCTGTCGGACTGCCAGTCGCAAGCTTTACGCAGTTTGTTGAGTACCCACCAGAGAAGTTGGTCTTGGTCATTGCGGATGCCGCTATTGACCACAAGCCCTCAAATGATCCAAACAGCGTGTTGTAAACAAGCACATAATTGCAGGTTGTCGAGTTGTCCAAGGGAAGAGCCAGATAATATCTGTTGTTATGGAACGCTCCGTTTGCAGAACCAATATAGCCCCTATTTATCCTTGCTATTACATTCTTGACCTGCTC